CCGATCTTGTGGATGAACTCGCGGAACCCTCTCTCGAACTCCTCGTTGTAGGGAAGGTCCTCGGGCCAGTCCTCCGGCTTCTTGAAGCTGTACTTGTCGGGCGTCTCCGGCCTCCCCAGCTTGTTGTAGAAAGCCGCCCGCTCCTCGTCCGCTGCGTCGTCAGCGGGAAGAAAAAGCGCGTTCTTCAGCCTCCCCTCGTACTCCGAAACCTTTCTTTCCATGTCCTTGTACTTGGTCGTAAGGTCCAGGTGCGCAGCACCCAGGTCCTTCACTTCCTTGTAGGACGACAAGGTTTCGTTGTTCTGCAGGTCGGCAGGAAGTGCTGCTCTCCAACCCAACCCTCCGCTTTTGTCGTCGTTTTCGCCCATAATACAGTACCCTCCTGTGGTTTACGGAGAACGCTCACCCCCGAACGCTCACCGCTTCTTTTTGTAGCTGCGGTATATGGCACTCTGCTGTTTCCGGGCCTTGGCCTTTGACATAGGCTTCTTGGACTTCGACCCGGATGGGCTGAATACCTTATACCCTCCCTTAACTTTCTTCACCTTGAACGGCAATGGGGGCCTCCATCACAGACCGCAGGAGGGACTGCACCCCCGACGCGATCTGCGTTACTTCCTCCAGTGTGCCGGAAATGGGGGCAGCCAAAATGACCGCCCTCAACTGGGTCCTCTGTTCCTCGCTATCAAGAATCATGTCACCCCCACCAAGGAGTTAATTAATCCGTTTTGCTGTGATACATAGGGATGTAGTGAGCCGTCCCCGCGATACTGACGATGAGCCAGTTATCCACGCCACCGGGGGTGGATTTGGTTGAACCGGAATCAATGAATCCAGGAGCGCTTCCGAAGTAGGCGAATGCATCCCAGGTACCGGCAAGGGGGTTGGGAACATGGAACGCGGCACAAACTCCGGTATGAGTTCCACCAAGATCGATAGAGTCAGCGAGGAATGCTGACGCCACCTGGCCAGACGCGATCACTGCCGTGCTGGGGAGATCCACCGTTCCGCGAACGCCGGTAATGGAACCGGTGACGGTCTTTGCGGCCACGATTTCCGCGTATCCCCACATACCAGCAAGGTAATCAGCGGTAACCGATGCAGCCACTTTAATCTGAGACTGGGACCCGCAGGCAGTGACTCCCGCGCTGAATGCAGTACCGATGAGCATCCGACTGAGGGAGGGTCTGTACACACCAGCGGTGAGAGCCGTGCTGCCGGTATCCCCATACACCCGATGAAGAGAGGTGCGGGACGAACTCAGCTTAAGACCCTTATTGTCAGCAGTGGAGGAGAACCTCCCCATCAACCATTCGCCCTTGTTTCCAAGGTAAATCCTGTTTCCCGCGATCGATTTCTGGTTCAACATAAGCCATCCTCCTTATATTGCACACCGGGTAATTCCGGTTGCGGCCTACTCGTTATCCGGGGGGATAAAAGGCATCCTCAACAGGGCCTTTACCACCTCCGGTACGTTCATGCCCTGCCAGGCCCCGACGTTGCTGAGCAGCCTCTTCGCATAGTTGGAAAGGATGCGCTCCTCCTCGGTGCTTATCTCGTCAAAAAAGTGAAGTTCGGCCAGCATGTGAGCCAGCACCTTCTGCCCGTGCACGCTGTTGAAGAGGAGATGATAGGCCTTGCGGACCTCATCCTCCTGCGCTCCCCGGTCAGGGAAAAGCCTGTTTAAGATGCTCATTGGATCATACCTGCCAGAGGACTCCCGTCCTCAGGGGCCTTCGAAACATTGGGCACCTGCTGGGCCATCTGCAGGGCAAGCTGCTGCTTCTTCTCCTGCTCCAGCCGGGCTGCACGGGCAGTACGGATCTTGTTGACCACGTCGTCGCGCCTGATGGCCTTGGCAGGGAAGCCGGTCCCGTCAAGGATTTCCTCGGCGATGACGTCCGGGTCCACCTTGTCGACCACCTCCGGGAACATCTCGGCGATCGGCTTCAGCACCTCCAGCCCCTGCATGACGCCTTGGATGCGGAAGATTTTCTTCTGCGCGAGAGCAAGGGGGCCAAGGTAGTCAATTTCAAGGGACTGTCCTTCCAAAACGGGGGGAGGAGGAGGAATCCGGCCAGCGTCCCACTCCACCTGGAACATGCGGTCGATGAGGGGGTCCAGAAACTCACTCACCAGCCTGCCCACCATCGTGCTCATCTGGGAGGCCTTCTCCCCCTGCATTTCGAGTACCTGGGGGACGTTCAGCTGCCTGCCTTCCATCGCAGCGGTGTAGAGCATGGTGAAGAACTTGACCTTGAAGTGATCTTCTATGATCTCCCGCTTCCTGCGCTCCATGTATTCGGCGTTTCCGAACTGCCGGACGAGATCGATGGGGTGAATGATCCTGCGCTCGTCCTTATAGTAGTTGAGGCCGTTGGGGTTGATCCGGACCTTCCCTCTCATCTCCTCCGGGACGTTGAGGGCTGGCTCTATGGACTTCTGCGCCCCGATGAGCATGGAACGGGAGATCTGGTTCAGGCCGTAGATGTCGATGAGGGCGTCCTGAGCGGGGGACTCCCCGTACGGACCCCCGTCGCTGTTCTTTCTGTATCTCCACACCAAATATGGGAACACCTTATACCCGGACTCGCTGAGAATCCACGGACCTCCGGACACGTTGGTGATGAGGTACACGGACTCGAACGGAAACGCCCTGTTGTTCATCTTGGGGAGGCGAAGACCCTGGTCATTGAAGAAGACTTGAATCTCGCCCCGGGGGTACACGGCGTGGATGAGGTCGAACTCCCTGTCCATGGACGGTTCGGCCAGGTCTCTGATCTCCGGGGGAAGATTGTCGGTGCCCCACCTCTGCACGATCTTGCGCAGGTTCCACTTGAACTTGCGGTACATGCAGTCGACGAACCCGAAGTTGTTCTCCGCAATGAAGCACTCGCCGGGATGCCTGGTGCTGAACACCACGCGGTCCCGAGCGATGTCCTCCTCCCCATACATGGTGGCAGTGCCGATAGAGCCTCCGTCGCGAAGGAATTCCGGCACCTCCTCGTAGATGTTGGAGCGGGAAAAGGCGGAATAAAGACGCCACTCCACCTCGTCGAGCCACTCCTGGATGTCCATCCTGTCGCGGGGGGTGACCTTGTTCACCTTCCAGAACTCACGGTGAAGCTTGGTCCGGAACCACCTCATCGCAGGGTTCATCATGCTGCCGAAGATGCCGTCAGCAAACAGGTTCAGGGCCGAGATCGGGGATCCGTCGTACACGCTGGACCCGTACTTCTTCCCCCTCTGCTCGGTGCGGTCGTAGTTGTACCGCTGCGGGGCGATGAACTTGATGACCTCCTTGTGAAGGTCCTCGTAGTCGGAGCGGACGTCCTCCAACTCCTTCATGCGCTTCTCGATGTTCCTCGCCTTCTCGAATTTGTCCATCATTCACCTAACAGGATCTTGCGGACGACCGGGGCGGCGGAGGTATCTCCCAGCCACCCCGTAAGGATGGTGGAGAGTGCCCCCTTCCTCCTCTTCTCCAGCTTCTTGGCCCTGTCTGCAGCCTCCTTCACCGCTGAATCCGTGCCGGAAGGGGCAGCCCCGGCAGGGGGGATGGAAGGGATATCAGGGATCTTGGGGATGAGGCCGGACGGATCGATGCGCTCCCACGCCCAATCTGCGGCCTTCTCCATGCGCTCCCACCCCCAATCTACGGCCTTCACCACTGGTTTCGTGATAGGATCTCTTCCCATGTCGTCAGTCCTCCAATCCGTGCCGAAGTATATCGTAGGAACCCGAATCGTCGTCCCGGGAAAGCACCAGAGGCATCCCCGGAACCAGCTGCCCGCCATCCATGTCGGAGTCGGGAACAGGTAAGCTTGATTCCTTATCACACAAACGGGACAGACAGTCAAGCATGTCATCGTGCTGGCAGAAGGGGAACGCAAGTAGTTCCTCGTTGACGAACACTTTCACAAAGTCGTAGGGGGCACCCTCCCAGTCCCTTTTCGGTAAATACTCCGGGAGGTAGAATTCACCGTTCTCGAATATAGGGACCAGGCGTTGAATCCTGTCGAACTTGGGGATGGAGCCGCCGACTGGGATTATACGGAACCGGTAATTCTCCTCCTCCATCCGCGTCTCGAAGTGCTCGATATCGGCCTGTAGCCCGTACTCCTCATATACGACCTGGAGAGGGCGATACTTGCGGTGGAACTCCACCAGTTTCTTCCACTTCTCGGTGAGGTTGATGCGGTCTCTCACCCCGTCAATGAGATAATAGGAGCCGTCCCACCCTCTTCCCACGACCAGCATTACGGTGTAGTCGTTCGTGCTCTTCTTCTTGCTGGAGGAGGGGTCCACCAGGATAACTGTGTTCATCCCCTTCCAGTTATCCCCCCTCCAGTAGCGGACCCACTGCGGTAGGAAGCCCATCTGGGATCCCTGCTTCGGGTCCTGACGAATCTGGCATGCGTACACGTAGGGTCCCATTTCCCTGCGTTTCATGTCGCGCAGCTCGGGGGTCCACAGGTACAGGTTCCCGTCCTCGTCCTCTTCTGTAAATATGCGGGGAATGGCTACCCCCCTCTTTATCATCTCACTGTAGGTGTCGGAGTAGTGCCAGCGGGTGCCGATGTAGCGGGTACGGCCCCCCTCCATCGAGGCGAGGTTGCGGCTGTTCTCCCAGGCCGAGGTCGTATTCGCTATCATAAGGGGGGACTGTACGGATTCCTTGGTCACAACGTCGTCGTACACCATAAGACTGTAATGTTTACTGGTCGGCTGGCCGTCGACAAGTCCCCAGGCCTCGATGGTAGCCTCTTTCGGGTTCGCGGTGCGGCGGACGATAATA